GCCATCCTTACCCTTTAAAGAACTCTTTTCAATTTTAGTTAAATTAACTTCATAAATATCATAAGGACGAAGGTACTGAGGACCATTGTTAGTAAATGAGGTTTCGGCAAGACCGCCAAAGTTAAAATTGTTCATAATAATTATTAAAACATTTTCATATTTTTGAATCATACATCTATGATTTCAACTATCTACTTTAATAATTACTATCTACTCTTTTATTTTTTTTTTACATATCAAGATTGAAATCAATGTCAGCAGCTTCTACACCACTATCATCAACTCCAACTTCATCATCGTCTTCTGGATTAGTTAATTCCTCTGGAACATCAATAATATCATCTTCCTTTTCAGGAGCATCTCCTAATAGTTTAAACCAACCATCATGTCCTTCATAAGGAATTACATTAAATACAGAACCATATTCTGCAAGATTATCATGTTTACTCAGTATTGTTATCATACGGCTTTTTATCCGTATTTCTATAAATTCTTTTTTCTTTATAGCTCGGCGTACCTATTCATCCACTTATTTCAGTTGGGATGCAAACCGCTCTTGGAGATATTTTATTCTGATTTCTCAGGTTCAATCTCTACGCTCTACACTGATTCAGATTCTTTAGTCTCTGAATTTAGCACGGGATTATCATCACAGATTTCCCCGTTTTCGGTTTGTAATTGTCTATATAATTCCTTATATAGACGGCAGTAAACTAAATAAATTTCTTTTTTTCTGTCTAAAACTATATTAGAATTTTCATAAAGAAAAAATCCAACTCTAAATGCTTTATGAGCATAATACATAAGTCTTTTAGTTATATCTTGATCTTTTGTATTATTATGAATATTTTTTATATCTGATAAGACTTTATTTTTAATAAAATATTTTTGCATTCCATTTAAAACATCTTCCGTACTTATTACATTCATTTGTGGAATAGTATGTTCTTTATTACTCCAGGTTAAAGTTCCATCACCATCCCAATAACCCCTAATAAAATGTCTTATTAAACTGGGATTTGAAAAGTATTCCAACTTAGGAAATTTTAATGTCAATGTTTTTTGTGGAGTACAACCAAGATTATTTAATGTATTCCAAAAATGTTTAGAACCTAATTTTAATCTACACCTTTTAGAATCACAATATAGAATCTATTTATATCCAATAAAGTCAGCAAATTTTTGTAAATGTTTAAAATCAAAAGAAGCTAATGACAATTCAAAACTATATTCAGTTCTAACATTCGGATTTAATGGGGCAGAAGCTATATATCCATCTGCATATATAAATCCTAACCAATAAGCTTTTTCTTCTGAATCAATAACATCAAATATATTTTCATTAAAATCTCGTCTTTTTAACTGTAAATTTGGATACCATTTTTCTAGATATTCTCTAAACCTAGTTCCATTTAGCCCATATTTATGTGCAACTTCAGAAAATGTTATATTAAAACAAGTTTTTTCTATAAATTCCATAGCTGCATCATGAATATTAGTAACAGTAAATCTTTTGTGAGAATTTTTTATATAAAAATATTCATATTCACATAAAACATCTTCTAATTCTTCTTTAGAAACATCTAATTTTTTACATATTTTTCCAAAAGGAAATTCTCCATGTAAAAATTCATTTAAACACTTTTCTTTTAATTCTTGATTTAACATAATTATATAATTTATTTTATACCTCTAAATTATACATTGTGTTTTCTCGATTAAAAAAATTTATTTAGTTTCTACCACGACATGAAACTGTAAAGGTTTTAGTAAGTCTATTACCCTTAGCTTCATCTTCTAAAATAATTGGAGTAATCTTTCTACCCTGTTTTTCAAAACGAATATCAATCTTCATTTCTGGTTCCCAACCAACAAGCTCTACACAAGCATTGTTCATTTGGATTTTACCTTCAAGAAGAGTTATTTGAGGATTAGGATTATCATCCTTTGGTTTACGAGTTCTAGTACCACTAGAAGTTGATTTCTTTATCTCTTTAAAATCTCCTAGAGTAGCTTCTCTAGTAATAAGTTCTCCTGTACTTTCATCCAGGATTTCGACAATAAGTTTTGCTGAATTAATTTTCATTATTCTCCTTCGTTATACTCTTTAATAACATTAAGTATCTCGTTCAAATCATTATCAATCTCTAAATCTTCGAACATACCCATCGGAGTTTTAGCTAAGCATTTTCCATCATTATTGGTAACTAACTTATATTGCATTTTACCATCATCCCCCTCCTCTACTTTAGTAAAGAAAATATAGGTAAACAAACCCTCTAAAGTTACTTTTTCACTAAGCAATTTACCAATAGTTTTAATAACATACTTTGGATCAATTTCTGTTCCAACATTCTCACTATGAGTTAAGAAAATCATAGTACAGTCTTCTCTCATGGTCTCAGAATATCTCAATATCTCCATTAGATGCTGAGCAAGCTCTGAGAACTTTTGATACCCTACTTCTGTTGCTCTATCAACAAATTCATACGATAATATATACTGCATCAATTTTGTTATCGTAAAGGCTCTTTATCCTTTACTTCTCTATATTACTATAGATGTTCAGACTATATCTTTAATCCATTTCTGGACAGTGCCCCGCTTTCGTGGAAGATTTTATAGCCTCGTCTTTCTCGTTAGGCATCACTTCTAGTCGTTCGGCATTTTCTTCAATTTCTTGAAGGTTTAGCACAGGATTGTCCATTTCTGGAGTTTCCCTGTTTAACGGAGTTTTAAGACGACATACGCCTATCTTATATAACATATCTGGACATTCATTATATTTTAATAGTATTTTTCTAAAAAGATCATTACTTTCATGTCTTAAATAAAGACAATGATCAGTTTTTATATTAAACTTTAAACCAAATTTTATATTAAGTAATTCCGTAAATTTTTCTAAATCTTCTCTAGTAAAACATTGTGTATTTATAATAAAACTATTTCTATTTTTATCATAACTTCCATCATCCATATATAAACAATATAAACTGAGTTCTGTAAAATGTTTTTCTAAAAGATCTATTGGAATTACTTTAATTTTATTAGGATAAAATGCTTCTCTAATTGGAACTAAACAGGCCATATTACTTCCAGTAAATACATAACGCTGGGTAGTTTCTCCTGTAACTCTAATAACATTATTAGCATAATATCCTTTTGAAGACATTAAATTTTTAAGTTTATTAGCTTTCCATTCAAAATATTGTCCTTGATTTTCTCCATGAGAAAATGTTAAATTTGGAAATTTACATCCGTCATAAACATATCTTACAGAAGAATCTCCAAGTAAAGTTCCTACAAGAATAGATATTTCTTCATCTGTCATTTGATAGGTATATCTTTTACCTTTATTTGGTTTTAAGCCTAATTTTGATCTTTTATTGGCCATTGCATTTTTTCCAACACCAATAATTTCTGCCATTTCAGCGTCTGTTAATCCTTGAGCGTGTAGTTCAAAAATTTGTTCATTATTATACTTTATTTTTCCCATAATATAAAAATATTTATTTATTACACAATAAATATATAAATATATTATGAGATATCAAAATATAATTTGTCCTATAAATATATTTTTAGATTTCTTATTTTTTATCGTCTATAACAACAGCTTTAATATGAGGCATTAGCTTATTAATAATTTTTAATATTTTTAGGATAGATTCCCAATTAGAGCTAATATAATAATTACCACTAACTGATTTAGTCTTTCCTTTATCATCCTTTTCAATAACTAAAGGAGTATATTTCTTTCTCCAAGCCCTAAAAGGAAGGGGTTTACCCGTAGTACTAATAATAAAAGTAGTTTCGGGATTCATGTTTCTTAAACTTGTACTTTTACCAGTACCTGATTCTCCATAAATACATAGAGTTTCACAAGCCATACTTAAATAATCAATTTAAATTGTTGTTTTTCAGTATTATCTTCTTTTATTTCTTCATAATCATCTGTCGTTTCTTCGTTATTACTTAATAAATAATCCGGGGTTACATATTTATCATAGTCATAAATATCATTTGGTAACGGTAATTCTGACCATATATTAATATTTCCATGGAAGTTTAATGCAATTTCTTTATCAGCTTCGCCAAATCGGGTCTTTAAAATCTGAAGCATTCTTATGTGGTCACCTAATTTCTTAACATCATATCCTCTATAGGTATTTAGTTTATCTCTATTAGGACCATAAAGAGCCGCAACAACTTCTGCAGCATCAGTAGTATCTCCGGTTTCTTTTAAATCGGATAACTGAATTCCAGTTCTTCCTGCTTTGAATCTTTCAATATTACTTTGCTCCCTATTAATTTGCTGTATTAAAGTAACTGTTAAATCACACATATTTCTAAGAGTAACTAAATATGCCACAGTCATATCAATTTCTCCCTTTTTATTACGACCATTAGAAGGACGAAGAAGCCCGACATGGTCTATGACTACTTCATATAATAAGTCTGGATTATGTGGTTTATAAAGTTTTCTATTCTCTGTTTCTTCAAATTCCCCAAATTGTTCAAGTTTTTGCATTAAAATAGCGTATAGTTTATCTGCATTTAAAGATTTATCATAAACATGAATTTTCTTCTCTACTTTCCTAAGCCATTCTAAACTATCTTGTACAATTTGATAATCCTCATCACTAAGAATATAACCTTTTTTTCTAGAGAGTATTTCTTTTATAGAAAGCTCTTTACCGTAAGTTTCAAATATATAAGTAGATAGCAATTTACCAAATATAACTGTTGCAGGCATTTCCAAAGAAAAATATGAAACGTAGAAATTTTCATCATCTAAATGTTCCATAAGCGGTCTATATACATAAGCATACAAAATATACGAACTTTTTCCCTGTCCTGTACCAGACGCTAATACCGTCATAGTTCTTTTAGTAACCCCATCTATTATAGATTCTACTTTAGGTAATCCCATAGAATAACCTTGTGCTCTACCTTCACGACCAATGTCAATTTCTTGTAAAAGAGCGTCAGTTATTGTCATTAGATTTCTTCAACCAGATCAATGCTTTTAATATTCCAATGATCTTGTCGAATGATTTCTTCTGCCTCTTGTGTCGAATTAGCGTGACACCACTCTTTATCATACTCACCATTTTTTGTGGTAAATCTAACTAAATATTTTTTCATATTACCATTTACTTATTGGAGCAAGAAACTTACCATTTCTTACTAAATCTACTCTAACAGAACCAGCCATTCCAGATTCAACTAATTTTAATTCTGGATCATTTTTTAATAACTCTTTTAATATAGTTTCTAAATCTTCAAATCCACCATAATTAGATTTAACATAGTCTAAATCTACTTCTTTATGTGACATCATACCAATTCAGTAGCTTCAAGATTAATATTAATTCCTTCTCCAAGTCTCATTGCATGAAGAGATTCATATGCTCTATCTACTATAAATCTATCTAAAGTAGTAAAATTATATTCATTCTCTATTCCCCATTTTATATCGTCAATAATTTGATTATGAAGTTTTGGATTATTTTTAATTTGTTTAGCATATTTACTAAATGCATCCTCTAGAGAATCAAAAATTTTAGATACAGTTCTTAAATTAAATACTCTTCCTTGAACTACAGCAGATTGAGGATATGTATAAAATAATTCTTCTCCCATTTCAAAAGCACTTCTATAATATTTCTTTAAGAAATTCTGGTTAAATTGAACATCTTCTGGAATAAAAGAAGTTCCTTCCTTTGGAATTTTATATGTCTTAACAATAACTCCTTTAGATTGAATAGATTCCAATACTAATCTTAATTGTCCATTTAAAATTTCATTAAATTGTTGGAGATATGTATAATCCCCATCTTGAGCTAATAAAATAATCTTAATAACAAATAATTCTGTTGGATTAAGTTTATAATCTCTCATTAAAATTAATTCATTATCAAGATTATGATTTAAATATTTCACAGCATAATATTGTGTATTAGCTGCTTAAGTGTTATTCAGATTTCTCTGTTTTATTCAATGCATAAGGTTTCATAAATTCATCTAACAATTCCATATATCTCTCATTGAATTTGTCTAAATCATAATTTTCTTTTAAATAATTATAAAAGGCTTCCTTATCATGGGAATAGCTTCTATTTTCTATTAAAAGCATTATAATAAATTCCTGTCTATCATTTGCTCCCATAAAATTAAAATCTAAACATTAATTCTCTAATTTGTTGTTTGGGTAGATCTGGATTTTCTCCTTTTAAAACTTTATCCAAGCCCTCTTCATCAATAACAATATAATTTTTATCAGTTTTATGGTTATTTTTAACCCATTTTTCCTCTGTTGTGTCTTTAATAACAATATAAAATATTTCTGCAGCTTTATTTTCTTCTTTTCTAATAGCCCTTCCACGACGTTGACGAGCTTTAGTTTCGGAAGAATCTGTTCCAAGTATTATTGCCACTGAAAGCCCCCTAATATCTAGACCTTCGTTTGCTTTAGCGCAAGTATTTAATACTCCAGAACTAGCAGTATTAAAGTCCTCTAACATAGTTTCACTTCTTTTCTTAGAAATTCTTCCAGTATATACTTCTCCAAATCCTATGGATTCAGCCATTTTTACATTATTACTAAATGTTATAATTTTTTTATTAGAACGGGCCTCTATTATTTTCCTAGCTATTTGAATTTTTTTAGGATGATTATTAATAAAAAGTTTTCGTTTTTGAGTGTTCCTCATTAATTGCATTGCATTAACCATTGTAGCTCTTCTAAGTTCTTTTTTCTTATCTTCATCATTCCCTTTATATAATTCATCGGCAAATTTTATAGCAAATTTCCACCCATCCTTACCACAACATTTTTTAGCAGAATCAAAATCAAAATTAAAAAACTCAAAAAGTCTAATAAATTCTTTATTTAGTGTCTTAAATTCAGCTATATCATCAACATTAATTAATACAACATATTCTTTATACTCAGATACCCACCCATTAGCTTGACATTCTAGTATTGAAATAACATCCACTATAGGACAATATTTTTGCATAATAATATGCTTTCCATCAAGTCTTTCAAAAGTAGCTGTAAGCCCTAATATAAGTTTATAAGTAACCTTTTGAAATATTTGGCTAAAATCATCACTAGAAAACCTATGACATTCGTCTAGTATTAGTAAATCACATTGCCAAGAGTGTTTAATAACTGTATTAATTACTTTGATTTCTACATTAAACACAAAATCCCATTCAATTATATGTTTTTCCCATTGAGCTTGAAGGCCTGTAGTAGGAACGACAACAAGTATCCTAAACTGTGGATATTTTTTAAGAAGAGCTTTAATAGTCATTAATCCTATCCTTGTTTTACCAAATCCAGTAGCAGCTTCAACACTTCCTTTACCTTTATGGGCTAACCACTTTTTAACAGATTCTTGTTGTCGCTCCGTTCTAGTCATTTTCTTTAGTCATTTAAGTCAACTCCTTTACTTTTAGCTACAAGCTCGATTTGCTTTTGGAGTTTTCTCCAACTAAATATATGACCATCAACTTCTCTCTGGAAACGAAGTAATACCTTATTTCTCAAAGTAACAAGTTGCTCAGTAGTCATATCAGAATATTTCTGCTTCTTAGGTAGAATAAGGATTGCTCTCATTTCATGATAAGATAATCCTTTTTCACTAAGTTTAAGATTTAATTTTTCTGGTAGATGGAGTTTCTCCTTAGCTATTCTTAATCTATCAGCATTAGAATTACCCTTCAACTCATTCTCCTCAGCTTTAGTGAACCATAAACCCATTTTAGTAATGAAGGTCATAGTTAGATGTTGTTTATTGAATACTCCTAGATAATCAAGACAACCATCCATAGTATCTTGAATATTTACATCATCAAACTCAGAAGGAAGATTAGAACTAATTTTAGTAAGAGGAACTGCAGACAAATCCGTTATTTCTGGATTATTTGCTTTAAATTGTCTAAGGCTTACCCAAAGAGAACGTCTACGAATATCTTCTCTAGTATCCCTCATGTAACTATTCTCAAAAAATCTCAAAAGTAATTCAACATTACATTTATTAATTTGATCAGTTACTTCTTCTAAAACATTGTATCGACCAAGATTCTTTGGATCGTCATTATGAAGCATTTTTTCACAATGTTCATAACACTTTTTAAGCTGGTCTGCATTCATATCAGCTATTTTTATAGAATCTTGAACATATTTATCTCCTTCCTTCCTCTTTTCGCCTTTCCAAACAAATGAAGAGAAGTCATTTTTCTTAGAGCTCATTGCCTTTTGTAAGGCATCTCCTAATACAGTATTCATTTAAATCTCTCATATTATAATATCTTTTTTAGAACTATCTACTTTTTCTTTTACAAACTTTACAAAATAAATATTTGTATAGTTGTATGGTATAAATTGTCCATTTTCAGGACAAAACCATTTATCTTTGCCTGCTATGACTTCATTATAGGTTAAAAATCCTATTTCACCAATGTCTAAGGGCCTGTGGTCCCAATTTGGAAATCTTGTTACCATAATATAATTGTGACCAAATCCGGGATTAGGCTCTAGACATTTGAATACATAAGTTATATAACCTAATGTATCATTTTCACAAGCAACTAATTGACTATGAACAGTCAACATTAATTACCAACGAAGCTTGTTCGTTGGAACAGTATCCAATTCAGTAGGAATAGCATACCATCTACACATGTCTTCTACATGATCATTATAAAGATCTTCTATAGAACGACCTGTAATCTTTGACTCCTTATTAATATCATCGAAAGATGGAAGACCATATTTTCCTTCATTCTTATAATAGAATGAAGTAGCAGCATTTTTAGCAATTTTAAGAGCTTCTTGCTCTCCACGATTACAATTTCTAGTAAAACGATACTTAACACCTAAAGTCTTTCCAATAGTTCCGTAATAAATATTATATGTCATAAAATTAAACCTAAAATAAATAATAGAATACCACCTACGGAAGCTCCTATTAAGGTTTTCTTCTGAGTGGACTTTAATCGTTGAATTTCTTTATCATCAGATACAACTTTTTCTTCATAAAAACTAATTTCTTTTCTTTGAATAGAATCTGTTTTTACATAAAGTTGATTCAACTTCTCTAATGATGCAATTTGTTCTTTTAATAAAGGATTTTCTATACTATATTTTTCGTGTTCATTTAGAATTAAACAAAGCGTTTTGCTCTGTATAGAGTCTAATGTAATTTGCGATAAAACTGGAATCTGCACTAGCAGGTTGAACAAGAATAGTATTAATCCTTTCTTGATAATGTTTTTCATTTGTTATTATTTTAACATGAGTTGAATCAATAACTGATCTAATACTATCTTTTTTATTATTTAAAGAGTCTATTTTTAATTCTAACTCACTTATTTTTTCTAATAGCAAATCATTTTTATCAACTGGATAAAAATTTGCTATTTTACAGTATAAAAATATTAGCAATATTATTCCTAATATGATTCCTATTAAAAACGGTTTATTCATTCTCCAGTATCAAACTTTTCTGGAGGAACGTCCTTACAAAGATTTAATAATTCTTTATAATTTCTATCTAATTCCTTCAAGAATTCTTTTAAAGTAACATTATCTTCTTCCCATTTTCTTGCAGTTCTATGATGAGCTATTCTTCCAAGAGCATGAGAAAGAGTCAATCCATATAAAGGAGGTCCTGGTTCTACTTCGAATTTTCCTGTTTCACGCTTTTTAACTCTTTTCATAAAAGTTAAATCATAACATGAACCACTTCCAGAAGGCTCCAATATAAAGTCAGGTTCTACTATTTTCATATTTTTTAAATAGCTTAATAATAGCTTTTCTTACAGTAGAGTTATACTTTGTTCGATACATACGATTCCAACTCTTACCATAATAAATTTTAAATAAACCTTTAGAACCAACCTCTAAATATTCTGTTATTTCATGTTTTCTATAATCTCCTCTATTAATGTATCTATCTGATACTTTAATAGCATAATGACATCCACATAAATCATAATGAACTATAGAAAAAGGAATATCATGTAACTCAAACTGTTCAGCTAAAACCGCTGCTACATAACAACATCCTCCACTATTTATATCATATTTATAATTAAGTTCTTCACAAAGGTTATTTAATCTTTTAAATAGTTCTCTTCTATTCATTTATTTCTACTTCCGGGTCTCTTATGAAGGTGTCCACTTTCTTTATTTTGACCTCCTCGGGCCTCCCAGTCTTTAATCCTCGCTTCCAAATTCTTCAGCCTCTTCTTGTATTTCATAACCATATTCGTCTAAATGATTAAGATATTCAGGGTTATATTGACGAAGTCCTTCTAAATCAAATGCAATCATGTTGTCAATTTTGTCCCATTCTTCATTAATTGCATTTACTGTAATTAATGCAGCACTTTGAAGTCTACGAAGAACGTTTCTTTTCTTCATATTGGCATTCAATTTTGCTTTCATAAAAGCAATATTATTACCAATTTCTTCATCAAAAGCATCAGTTAAACAAGGTTGAGAAGTTCCTGTACCTAAAATAACACAGGTTTCATCATCTCCCCAAATTTCGTTCCACTTTTCTGCGCTGCGCTTTTCAGCTTCACCAATACGGTTCATCATCTTGTAGTAATCTTCTACACAAATCTTGGTAATCTTATTACCTTCTCTCTTTGTTTTAATGGGTTCATTAATCATAATACAAAATTGTTTTATTGTTAAACATTATACTTAAAATACAGTATTTCCTACTAAAATATTCTATAATTTTAGGCATTGCCATATTTATTAATTGAGGATTCTGTACAACTAAATTTATCATTTTATCAGATTTTTCACACTTAATTTCTGTTAAATATTCTGAAAAAATTAAAATCAATTTACTAATAGGAGCTCCTCTAATCATTTCATTAAATATGGTAATGCAATCAGATTTACCAACCATAAATACGTTTATCTTTTTTAATTGCTTTAATAGCTTCTTCAATATAATATCCTACTTCTCCCCAAAGAACAGTACCTAAATTATTTGGGTCAGATAATTTGTTTACTCTTTTTTGAATAGTTTTTAAATCTTCAAATAATTGGTTAGCTTCATTCATAGTAAATTTAATCGTTTAAGATAATTTATTTCAGAATCCTCTGTAACTGTTTGAACTTGATATTTAAGGAGGCTATCAGCTATATCTTTCATATATTCATATTCTTCAAGTATATGAGGACCAGACATATAAAATTCTTTAGGAATCCAATCTAAAAATTGTTTAAATCTTACAGCAAATGTTTTGGAATCTACTATACGATTATCTTTAATTGGATTAGCATAAGACCAATGATGTAATTGTTCATCAAGAATATAATCTTTTTGATCATCAATCCAAACTCTTACTTTAGTTGGAAGAATTTTATCTACATAGGCGAATTCTCCAGAATCAGATTGAATATAATCTCCAATTTTTAATTGTTCTTTATTCATAATATCATACTGCTTTCAGTTGTTGCAAGTTTATCACATAAATTATTATAAACCATGTCAGTGTTACCTTCTTTTTGATGACCATAAATGTGACGACACTTAATAGGTTCTTTTACAAGAGATTGAGTAATTTCTAATTGTTTTTTAATTTTAGCAATTAACTCTTTATTCTTTTTAGGATTCCATTTTTCATTAAATATACATCCTAAAGCATATTCAGAATCAGATATTATTTCTAAAGAATCAATAGGTTTTTTAATAGAAGCTAATGCTTTACCTATAGCTAATAATTCCATTATATTATTAGTTACATTTTTATAACCTTTGGAATATTCAAATATTTTCTTTCCATTTTTTAGCCATACTACTCCAATTCCTCCATTACCATTAGCCCGGCATGACCCATCTGTATAAATTTGATAATCAATCATATTTTGTAACTTATTCCAGGTTGTGAATCAAATACTATACTATCATTTTCATCTAAAACTAAATATTTTCCA